GAATGGAAAGCCGTGTGTAAAGCGGTTGCGCGTGGAGATGCAAAAATAAACGATGAGACGGGAGAGGTGATCTGGAATGCCGGCAGGGTTCGGGATTGAGTATTGGGCCATGTGGGCAGAGGAATATGTTCAGCTTGCCAACGATCCTGACGTGGCGTCTCCCAACGCGGAGATGGCTCGACGTCAGAACATGGATCAGAAGTCACTGGGAACCATCGTCACGCGGTTGCGCAACCGCCACGGGCTCATTACCCCGTTCACATCGCACCGGGAGCCGCCGCAGTTGACGGACAAGGCTCTGGAGATTCTTGGATACGAGAAGCGCACGGAGCCTGTGGTGAGCTTCACCGCAGAGATTGTGGCCAGCAGCAAGGTTCGGGCCTTGGCGCAGATATGGGCCATCGTCAATCAGCTTGAGTCCTGGGATGACCGCGACGGCAAGCCCTTTGTTTTCAACCAGGAGCGACTGAAGGATATGTACCAGGAATGAGCTACACCTGGCGGGGCCAGTCCAGGCTCCCCCGGAAGGGGCCAAACTCCCCCTGGTCTGCCGGCCCCAGGTTTCTCCTGGCCCGGACCTGCATCGCTTGCGGTGAGCTGGCGGACGGGGATTCCTTCCCCCTGTTGAACGCCGGCAAAAAGAACCAGGCACGGCGCAAGACCTGCCACCACTGCACCAACGCGAAGAAGAAGCAGGACCGGGACCAGCGGGGCATCGGCCTCCCCCCATCGGAGCGCCCCCCGGAGCGGCTGCAGACTTCCAAGTATCGGCGCTGGACCCAGGAAGAGGACGACTACCTGCGGGAGCACGTCCTGGATACGAGCTACGAAAACATGGCCATCGTCCTGGGGCGGTCCCTCAACTCAGTGTATGTGCGCCGGGGAATCCTGGGACTGCCCAAGCCCAGGAAGAGTCACCGCGTGGAGAAGCCCTGGAAGATCGGTTAAATGGCAGATGCCCCGCCGCGAGACGGGGCACCTGGATCAGTTCAGTCCGCGAGGGCTGAATACATTGGGTAGTCTCCACAACCACACGTTGTCCAATGCTCAGGAAAGTTTATCAGACGACGAGAGCCCTACCGTATTGGGGGGCCGGTAGGGCTCTCTGTCTTTGGTTAGCAGAAAGGTTTGCACACCCACATCGATTACTCAATGCTGCTATGTGCAACTATACCTTAGGCGTACTCCAGTACGCGAGTCGGGACACGAATCTCGTATGCGGTGTAGCCCACAGCGCTGCCCGGCAGGTACCAATCCAGGCCGGCCGGCTCGCTGTTGGTGAGGCGCTTGAACCCCCCGCTGAGAACCGTGTTGATTGGCAGATTCAGAAGATCCTCCGCTGTGGTCAGGGTGTCACTCATCATCATCTGCAAACTCTTCTCTCGTAAATGTCGTACCCATCATGTATATGCACTTCAACCATTACCCAGGGCAACGGTTTACTGCAAGTCAACTTGAAGCTCTTAGTGATCTACGCAACAGGTTAGTCACGTCTTTACTTATTCACTTGGATACGCTATTGTTGAAGCATGACGAAGATAATTACGGTGATGAACCTCAAGGGTGGCACCGCAAAGACCACCACCGCTTGCTTCCTCGGACACGCCTATGCCGCTGAGGGTAAGCGCGTCATCATGGTTGACGCCGATCCTCAGGGCTCGCTCATTGAATGGGCGGACCAGGCGGACTTTGAGATTCCCGTGTTCCGCAAGGACGTACCCAAGCTCCATCGCGTCCTGCCGGGAATCATTGGGGATCGCTTCGACGTTGTTATTATCGACACTCCCCCGCTGGACGAAGAGGCCGGCATTGTCTACGGGGCTATCAGGGCAGCGGACGCTGTAATCATCCCAACCTCCCCCTCCACGATGGAGAAGGATCGCCTGCCGGCCGTGTGGGACACGCTGCACCGGATTCAGGATGACCGGGACGATGAGATGACAATGGCCGTCCTTATGACCAGGAACAACAAGTCCGCTAACTCGGGCCAGGTAATCTCCGAGTTTATCCGCGAGGATGGGCATCGCGTCCTAGACACGATGATTACGCGCCTGGAGCTGTTCGCACTGGCGAAGGGCTTCCCGGTAAATGAACTCGGCGGCTACGACCTGGTAGCCAAGGAGCTTGATGAACTCATGAAAGGCAAGATTTAGCAATGCCACGCACTACTGGAGCTGCTGCCCTCAAGGCGAAGCTCGCACACACAGATCAAGCACCTAAGCCTGCTGCAGAGAAGAAGAAGGCAGCGCCAGTACTTTCTAAACTCGTTCGTCTAAGCGTTGATATTGAGCCCGTACCTTACAGGGGACTAATGTCTTTCTGCCAGGACATTGCAATGGAGATTGGCAGGGTTCGCATTCAGCATGTTTGGGTCATGCGAGCCCTGGTAGACGAGCTGCTAGAGAACAAGGAACTGCAGAAGAAGGTTATTGAGCGGGTCGAGGACAAGCATGGTCCGGACGCGAAGTAACACCTACTGTCCTTAGGTACGTGGGGACGTACTCAAGTAGATAAGTATTGGGGGCCGGGGGCCATCCAAGAAAACAATTCGGGGAGAAGATAAGAGAATGGCCGCACCAAGAAAGTTGCCAGACAACACCGTCCTGCGTCAGCTCAGGGCGCAGGGGTGGAAGCTGAAGCGCATCGCGGAAGAATATGACGTAACCGAGGCTGCAGTGTGGAAGGCCTTGGAGCGTGCCGGCTTCACAGAAACTAAAGAGACATACCAGGACCACATTCCCTGGCCCATCCACCCCATCCACAGGTCCACGGCAGTCGCTCAGCGACTCCGGGCCATCATGCGGCAGAAGAAGGGCCAGGTGCTCAACCCAACCGAGCAGCACCTTCTTGATACCTGGCTGCAGGCAATGAAGGACGCCGACGTGGTTCTGGACTACCACCCGGAGGCACCGCCGAACGACGCCAGCCGCAAGGGAGGCTTCTTCTACGTCAAGCGGGAGCCCACCGATGAGGGGATCTTCCGACTGCCGAAGGTTCCGCTCAAAAAAAAAGCCAAGCCCATCCTCACCCCCGAGCCCTCATCGGGGATGACGGAGAGGATCGTGCCGCCCGCAGTGGTGGAACAACTCCTGACTGGGCCGATCCTAAACTAGAGGAATCGTAAGCAGGCTTAGGGGTTACGGCGTTTCGGTCACGTTTCAATAAATTGTCACAAGGTGCTGATACTGTGTAACCTATGTCCAGCAAGTAGATTTCTGCAGAAGCGCGGGGCGGGGGCTCCGCGCTTTTTCGCTCACCAAGGTTGAGCTGTAGATATCCGAACTTGACATACAAACACTCTCCGTTGGTCTTTTTATGAGTCAGGATCCCGCTCCATGGTGTACGCAGCCACCCTTGAAGTTTCAGCCCCCGTCACCGTGGAAGATGACGAGGACTTCAAGGTCATTATTGACGAACCTGGCTTGATTGTTGTCAGCCGCAACGGCATTGTTGCCGGCCAGGTGAACAGCCCTGTCAACCTGTCAGACCTCTACTTCCAATTGGGAGCGGAGGGGTATGCCCTCACTGAGGCCATCGCTTACGAGGATGGCGTCATTGAAATCCTCTGCCGGGACTTTGCAGACCTGGATGAACTGGTAGCGGAAACGAAGGTCGAAATCGCAACGCAGAAACAAGAGAAGGAAAGAGAGCTGGCCTATGCCTGAGCTTGAAGGACAGACGTCCATAAACGATTACGTGGATGCTCCCCTGCCCGTGGAGGTACGGGAGCCAACGGACGCGGAGATTGCAGCGTTCTTTGCTGAGGAAGCAGACGCGGAGGCAGATCCCGAACGAATGTTGCCCAGTACGCTGGGCGATGCGGTACTTGTAGGGCAGTTCGAGGACGGATCCCAGGAGTGGCACGACGCCCGCTTCAAGGGGATCGGCGGCTCCGAGATTGCTTCAATCCTGGGAATCAACAACTTCAAGTCACGGTACATACTGTGGATGGAGAAGGCCGGCATCATCCCCAGGAACGAGGATTACAATCCTCTCTTCGAGTGGGGCCACAGGCTGGAGCCCGTAATCATTGAGAAGTTCGCTGAGGCGCACCCGGAATATGCGGTACTGCCGGGTGCGTCATGGCGCAACAAGGATCGGCCGTACCAGCTCGCAAACCCGGATGGCCGGCTGCTCAACCGGGAAACTGGTGAGTGCGAAATCCTGGAAGTCAAGACTTCCATGACCGGCGTGGGCTGGGGACCGGGACCGAACGACATTCCCGCAAAGTATGTCGCCCAGGTCCGTTGGTACCTGGATACGTTCGGCTGGCACTCGGCGCACATCATTGTGCTCATCGGCCTGGGAGACTATCGGGAGTACCGGATCTACGCCGATCCAGCCAAGACTGCAGAGATGCGGGACGCAGCGGCAGCATTCACCTACTCGCTGCAGACCAACAGTCCCCCGCCGATTGATGGCGGCGAGGACACCTACACGTACCTGCGGGAGCGTAACCTGTCCATCGACCCCAAGGTCAAGATCACTCTTGACGATGAGGTTGTTGAATTGGTTGCGACGAGCAAGGCGAACCTGGCGCACGCGGAGTCTGAAATGCTCCGGGCAAAGGGACACCTGCTCGCACACATGGGGACCGCCAAGACGGCCCTGGACAAAGACGGCAAGGTCATTGCCGCACGTCAAGCAAAGGGCGAGGGCGCAGTGCCTTTCGTCGTGCTCAAGTAACCAAGGAGATAAGTAAATGAGTGAAGAAGTAGCCACCGTAAAGCGCACCCGCAAGGCAGCTCCCAAGGGGCCGGCTGTTGAAACCCCCAAGCCCAAGGCGCAGATTTACGCCAAGGCTCGCTTCAACCACAAGCCCACCGATGGCGATATCCAGGCGCTCACCCCCCGCCTGCTCCAGCCGCTTGCTGTCCAGGCAGCGAGCCACAGCCTTACCCTGGCTGACGGCGTGATCGGGATCCGCACCATCCAGGACAAGGATGGCAACTACGAAGTCCTGGCAACCCTGGAGCTTGTAACCCTCTAGCCCAAGGTTCAAAAACTGGACTTGATTGTCCAGCGTATATATGTGTATTGTAGTTTCATCGTCCTCAAGGGGGCGAGCTTGGTTGTGGGGGCAGGGTTACCTGCTAGGGAGTCTGGCCGGATACCCCTGCCCCGATTGTCAAGCGTATATTTACCAACGCCTTACGGGGCTGGAAGGAAACATTGACTAACGAAGCGAAGTTCACCGGGACCATCAAGCTTGGTCCGGGCCACGAGGCACCCTGGCTGGTTGTCCGTTCCAACGATGCAGCAGAGTTCGAGCTGGACCTGCAGACTGCAGAGCGCAACGGCACGTTCGCCACTCTTGGCCGCATCGCCGCTGGCGCTGCCGCTCAGTACAACCTGGGCAAGGGACTCGGCGCACAGACCGTGGCCGCTCCGGTATCCACTCCGGAACCCGCCTACAACGGCGGCTCCATGGCACAGCCTGCACCGACTCAGATTTACCCGCCGAACCCCCAGCCTGCCGCTGCCTACCCGGCACCTGCAGCTCCCGCTGCAGCAGCAGCGCCGGCCGGCGTCCCCCTGATCCTGGGCATCCCTGCCAAGTGGATCGACAAGGGCAACTGGAAGGCCTGGGCCGACCCGCGCGGCCAGGCTGAGACTGGTCCGGAAAAGCTCAAGACCGACGATCCGAATCACCCCGGACTTGCTGGCGGTACCCACAAGTTCTGGAAGTTCGTCCGCTAACAAATGCTGAGGCTATCGCAAGCAAGGCGTATTGATTCCAATGCAGGCGAGCCGATCAAGAATCCTTTCTCGATCATCAACTCAACGGAATCGCATATACGACGTGGCCAGTTGGCCATTATTGCAGGCGGGCCTGGCACGGGTAAGAGCGCGGTAATCCAGAACATTATCCAGCGCGGCAACGGGTTGGCCGGGGATGAGAAACAGGTAAATACCTGCTTCTACTTCTCGGCGGATTCGGATGCCAACACCATGTTCAAAAGGGCAGTGGCCATCGAGACAGGCTGGGAACAGTCTGAGGTAGAGCGGCTACTGAGGGAAGGGCGGGCGTCCGAGATGGACGCCATTGTTGACCAGGCGGCAAGCCACTTTGAGTGGAGCTTCCGGTCATCGCCCGACGACAACGACGTACATACTCAAATGAGTGGTTACTTAACTAAGCACGGAGAATATCCGGAAATTGTAGTGATCGACAACCTCAAGAATTTGTACGCCGGTGGCGGTGGAGAGTTTGAAGCCCT